GTGATAAATATTATCATTTTACTATGACACAATCAACTCATCGGAGAACCTACCTGTATACTGATGTTCTCCTACATGGCTAATATAGTCATTAACGTAAGCATGACATTTGCCTCCTATTTTACGCCATAGTTTGCAAAAAGCAAAGTCCTCGCCCATATAAGTTTTTGATTCAGGATCATGAAGAGTATCGAAGAAATTATACATATCAGGAATTTTTTGTAATTTACCATTAATCAATGTGTCTTGGTTTATCACCTTATCAGGATATTCTTTTTTCATCTTTTCAAATACTGACCTGTTTATTAACATAAATCCAGTGGGTACGTGCTCCACCTCTATTACACCTTTATCAATTTTTATATTTTTTGTGTCCTCAACTCTTATTGGGTATCTATAGAAACCTTTATTCTTTAAATCCTCTGCATCTTTTATTTTACCTTTTTTGATTAGATCATGTGCTTTACCCCCTGCCATATCTTTTATTGGGTATGGTATAGAGATAACATCTTTATTAGCATCGATTAAATGTTGTAAACTTTCTGGCTTAAAAGAAATATCAGAGTCAACGAACAACATGTGTGTAGATTTAGATTGTAAGAAAGCAGATACACATAAATTACGACCTTGAGTTACAAGTGAAGATTTAAAAAGCTGTATCATAATACCAATCTTCTGTTGCATACAATACTTTTGTAATTCTAAAACTGATTGTGTGTAATGTATTGTTAAATCAGAATGACATGGTGTAGCTACAAAAATTCTATGTTGGGGTAAGTTCACTTCTTTTTTGTCAAACCAAATAGGTTCATGATTTTGCATTTGCAACTCCCTCTAAAAAATTAGTCCACTCTATTTTACGCTTCTTCCAAGAGTAAAACATTTTATAAAAATCTTGTTGTTTTTGTAAATATTCTTGACATCTATCTGTATGTAAATACTCACGCACTTCATCTATTGCATAAGCAAAACACGTAGATAAATTTTTACGATTATTATCATATTGAACATAGACTGGCCATTCACTACATGTTTCGTAAAGTGCACCATAATTTGTTGTAATCATGTGCATACCTGCACCAAGAGCCTCTATGGCAGATATACAAGATGTCTCCTCCCATATATTCGAGTAAGGAAAGATTTGATACTCTTGTAGATGACTTGTAATAAAATCATTATTGTGCCAACCTTTATAATTAACATTTGGCATCTCTGCACATTGCGCATATAAGGGCTTATAAGTATCATCATTTTTATCTCTGAAAGCATCACCATAAACTTTTGTAGATGAGTATACATCTAAAGTTACATCTTCACTCTTTACTAATTGCATGGCACCTAAAATTACATTAAGACCTCGCCAAGGTGTTGGGTGAAAGATCATACGTATTGGATCTCCTTGTTTATATATCTTTCTTTCAGGAAAAACTTCAATTGCGTTTTTAATTACTGTGCATCGCTCTGTAGGAATCTTAAAAAAGTATCTAAACTTTTCATATAACCAATGTGAGTTAAATACATACCAATCATATTTATCGTGATTATCTTTGTTTTTAAACCAAGGGAATAAATTGGGTTGATCGTAAGAATTTTGTTGCCATAAAATATTTATCTTATCTTTTGATAAAGGTATCTTCTCTGGCACTGATGTTGTAATTTGGAATTTTTCTAGTAGCTTAGAGTCTACGTGTCTCTCTAACATTGCTACTTGTAGCTCTGTTCCGCCTTTAGGGTCCATTATTTAGTTTTACCAAATACTTCTAAAGAAGCAACAGTTACTTGTAAGTCCTGTTGAAGATCTGACTGTACGGTGTCCGTTGTTGGATCAGCCACATCCTTGTCAAACTCTACTTTGTCTTTGTATATTTTACCTGTTCTTTTATTTTTTATGATCTCTTTTGCTTTAGCGGGTATTATTTTCATCTACCTTGTCCTCTACTGCGTTTACGACGTGGCTTCCTTTTACTATATTTTTTTGCGTGGCGACCAGGTCTTTTTTTGGGTGTTCTCTTTTTATAATTATTTACACCGAATAATGGTTTCTTCTTAGCCATTTTCTTGTGACCTGTCAATCAACGCGTAACTGATAACACCAGTAATAACACCACCTACTGAGGCTTCAAAGTTAATAGCATCACCACCTTCTAAATTAAGGACGTTGTTTATTGCAGAATTAGAGGTATCTGTGGTTAATGTTTTAATAAAAAATTGTACTGCCGAACCACCTGAAGGTGTAACTGAACCTTTTACTAATACATCTCCTGAATGATCGTTAGCAATATCAACAGCTTTAACAATGCACGTGCCTGATGTAGGACAAGTAAATACTGAAGTTACTGCTGTGTTTGCTAAAGAAAATGTTTCGTTTTTATATTGTATTGTCATGACATGAATAAATTAAATGCTTGTTGTTCGTTTTTCAAGTCTTCTTGAAAAGAGGTATTAAGTTGTGTTTTTACGGTATCCAAAGATGCTATTATTTGCCTTTGGTTTTCTTCCTCGTAATTTACTTTTGGTTCAGGTATGTAAACTGTTATCTTTGCCATTATCTTCTACCATCTGGTTCAACGTCTGCTCTAAATGTTCCAAATCTCCAATTGTCACCAACAGAGCTGTTTTCTATTTTTAAGTTTGCTAATCTGCCTCTTACTCTAGTATCAATTTTACTTGTCGATCCTGTTACAACAAAAGATACATTTGTTGAAATGTTTGAAGTAGGAAAGTTTTTTGTACCTAATGTAACTGTACAGTTACCTTGTAAAGTTTTAAAATCTGGTAAAAATCTTCTTACGTTTAATAAAAATTGACCATCGCCTTGAAGATCAATATCAAAATCACCTGATAATACAAAAGCTGATATTGCAGATGAAGCTCCAGATAAATCTACCTTGTTTACACCATTCTCATGTTGAAATAATGTAGATGCCCCAAATGTATTTGTAACACCTTGTACTGTTGGAAATTGTGGTGTCCCTGTAAGATTATATTCAGTAGCTTGTGGATTTTCATAAGTAATTGAATCTGCGTATGTAGATCTTGCCAAAGACATCGTAGACCAAGTATTTTCTCTATAGTTGTATACTACAGCTCTATCTATTTGTGTTGAAGGGTTGCTGACCGGTGTCCCCTTTGGATAGAACCATATAATCTCGCTATATAAAGAATTATGAGATGCATAGATTATTTCATTAGAATTATAGTTTACACCTAAATTATCTCCGTCAGTTTGAAATACAAAGTCTTCAACTAAACTTGGTAAATTTTTTACTGTACCATCAAATACAAAGAATCCACCTGCAAGACCCATCCAATATACTTTACCATCTGCATATGCTGCAGCGTGTTGACCAATACATCCACAGTTCGTACCTACTTGTCTAATACTAAATGTAAAAGGTGGACCAACAAATTGCATTGTATATGCTGCTTGGTCTGTAAGAACTAAAATATAATCTTTACCTGATACAGCTGTTACAATTGTATTACCTTTGTCTAGTCTGAATGTCCCTGCAGTATTTACACTTGTAGGTTCGTAATCGTTAAAGTTTTCTTGATCTGAGAAGCGTATAAACATTGGATCTTGTTTTGTTGGATCTCCCACAATAGTTTCTGTTCCAAAATGCACGAAGTGTCTATCTCGATCTGACACTGCTGTCAGAATAGATTTTGTAGGTGCTGAAGTTTGTATAGTTGCTCTATTTGCTGTTGGATTAGCAGCACCCGCATCCCAAGTGAATGTTTTACCATTTCGTATTGTTGCTGTAAGAATCTCACCAAAATTATCTAATGACCAACTTCCTGGGTCAAGAATAGTTGTAGAAGATGTTGTTTGTTGACCCCAAGGTATACTTCCAACAGATCCACCCCAAACACCTGTACCCCAACCATAACCAGCAGTCTGTAAGATAGGTCCAATAGTTTCGTATTTTTGTAAAGATGTGCTGCCTCCAGCAGTCATTCCTGTACCACCTTCATTTGATGGCATCGTAACTGTAAAACTATTTGTTGATGCTGTCGTTACTTCAAAAGTATTTGTTGTAAAATCTGTATCAACGTATGTTGTTGCTCCACCACCAGGCAAAGTAACTGAAGAAAAAATAAAATAGTCACCTTCTTCAAACCCGTGTGATGTTTTATTTATTGTAACTGTATTAGATCCATTAGAACTAGTAAATGTAGCGCCTGTCAAAGC